GCCCAGCCCAAGCGTATCGCAAAGAAAACAGCAGGGTTCAGATAATGGCAACCTCCGGCACCGCAGTTTTTAACCTTGACTTGACCGAGCTGGTCGAGGAGGCGTTCGAGCGCGTGGGCGGAGAGCTGCGTACAGGCTACGACCTGAAGACCGCACGGCGTTCGTTGAACCTGTTGTTTGCAGACTGGGCCAATCGCGGCGTAAACATGTGGACGTTCGAGCAGGGCTCGATAACACTGGTTCCGGGCCAAGCTACCTATCCGCTACCAGCGGACACAGTGGACCTCTTGGAGCATGTCATCCGCACGGGCGCAGGCAATGCAGCCACACAGGCCGACCTGACCATCACGCGCATCAGCGTGTCCACCTACGCCACGATCCCCAACAAACTGAGCCAAGCCCGTCCGATTCAGGTCTGGATTGAGCGCCTGCAAGCAGCGCCACAGATCACCGTGTGGCCCGTTCCCGATGACAGCCAGACCTACACGTTCGTGTACTGGCGCATGCACCGCATTGATGACGCTGGCAGTGGTGTGAACACTATGGACGTGCCGTTCCGCTTTATTCCCTGCATGGTGGCAGGGCTGGCCTACTACTTGGCCCTGAAGGTTCCCGGTGGCGCAGAGCGCTTGGGCATCCTCAAGCAGCAGTACGACGAGGCGTGGCAGTTGGCGTCCGATGAGGACAGGGAAAAGGCGTCGGTACGGTTCGTGCCCCGCCAGATGTTCATCAACTGATATGGGAAATAAGTTTGCTTCTGGTAAAAATAGCATAAGTGAATGCGATCGCTGCGGGTTCAGGTTCAAACTGACAGCCCTGCGGAAAGAGACCGTTAAGACGAAGATCCGCGAGATTCTGGTGTGCAACGTCTGCTACGACCCGGATCAGCCACAGTTGTTGCTTGGTATGTTCCCGGTAGATGACCCACAAGCACTCAGGGACCCCCGTCCAGACCGTAGCTACGTGGCTTCTGGGCTGTTGCCAAGCGGGTATCAAGGCGAAGGCAGCAGGAACATTCAGTGGGGATGGAATCCGGTCGGCGGATCGAGTTTTTTTGACGCCGCACTGACGCCAAACCGCTTGGCTTTAAGTGTGCAAATCGGTATAGTCAGCGTTAGTACGACATAAGGAGCCATCATGGCAAACAGTTCAGGCGATAAAACCGTTCCCGTCCAAAAAGGCGGCTCCCCCAGTGCTCCCGGTGGCAAGACCAACGAAGAGATGCTCAAGCTAGGCCGTGGTCTGGCTAAAGTTGCCAACCAGAAGCGGGGTTAAGCATGGCCACCAAAGTCAATAACCTTCCCGCGTCCTCGTACGCGAAGCCGCACACCATGACCGACCAGCCCGTGACCGTCGAAGCCAACCCCGGCAAAGGCCCAAACCACAGTAAGCTCGATACGGTCAACGCTTCCGTTGGCAACATGAGTAAGCTCGCCGGTAGCCAAACAACCAAGACTTCGGGCCTCGTGACTCGTGGTAACGGCGCAGCCACCAAAGGCATCACCGCACGTGGGCCGATGGCGTAAACAATGAACTACACCGCGCTCAAAGCGGCAATCATTGCCTACACGGATAACCAAGATTCGGCCTTTGAGGCCGAGGTGCCCGTGTTCGTCAAGCAAGCGGAGCAGCGCATCTACAACTCGGTGCAGTTCCCGTCGTTGCGCAAGAACGTGTTTGGGCAGGTGAGTTCGACTAACAAGTACTTGCAGTGCCCAACGGACTTTTTGGCAACGTACTCGATTGCGATTATCTCCGGGGTAGTAGGCAGTAATTTGGACACGGGCACCTACGAGTACCTGCTCAACAAGGATGTGAACTTCATCCGGCAGGCGTATCCCACCCCCAACGACAGGGGCTTGCCCAAGTACTACGCCTTGTTTGGCCCCCGGTCAGACAACGAAACTGAGCTGACATTTATTCTTGGCCCGACTCCTGACCAGAACTACTGGACCGAGCTGCACTATTACTACTACCCCGATTCCATTGTGGATGCGGGGACTTCGTGGCTAGGCGACAACTTTGACTCGGTGCTGCTGTATGGTGCCTTGGTCGAGGCGTACACCTACATGAAGGGTGAGCAGGACATCATGACGCTGTACAACCAGAAGTTCATGGAAGCCTTGGCACTTGCAAAACGGTTGGGCGACGGACTCGAGAGACAAGACGCGTACCGTTCGGGTCAGTTCCGTCAGAAAGTGACCTGAGATGTCGTTACAGCAAACCGCCACTACCAGCTTTAAAGTTCAGCTTGCCCAAGGCGTGCACAACTTTGGCCCCACTGCACCCGATACGTTCAAGATCGCGTTGTACATTGGCAGCGCTACGTTGGATGCAACCACGGCGGTTTACACCACTACGGGCGAAACGTCTGGCACGGGGTACACGGCAGGCGGGGAAGTCTTGATGATCACTGTAACGCCAACATCCGTGCCTAACAGCACCGTTGCGTATCTGTCTTTTGCGGATGCGGCTTGGAGCCCGGCAGTGTTCACCGCTCGCGGCGCGTTGATCTACAACAGCACCAAGGGCAACAAATCGGTTGCTGTGCTGGACTTTGGGGCCGACAAAACGGCGGCTACGACGTTTACGGTTGTGTTCCCGGCAGCAGACCAGTCTTCAGCAATTCTTCGCATTTCTTAAGGAGCCCTCATGACCATCGATCGTATTAACGCTGCCGACAAGGTGGAAGCCGCGTGCAGCTACAACACGCAACCTGCTGACCAAATGAGCATCCAAGGCTCGTACCACGCTGTCTGCTACGACGCGCAAGGTAACGTCAAGTGGGAAGACGACATCAAGAACTTGGTAACGACTGTCGGCAAGAACTTGACGCTGGACACCATCTTGGGCAATACCGCCGCTGGTGCGGTTGTGATCGGCCTCAAAGGCGCGGGTTCGGCTAACGTGGCCGACACACAGGCATCGCACGGAGGCTGGCTAGAGGTCGGCTTGGCAAACGCCCCTACATACTCGGGCAGCCGCAAGACACCATCGTTTAGCGCAGCGTCAGCAGGCAGCAAGACCACATCGTCGGCTTCCAGCTTCTCGATCACATCGACGGGTACGGTTGCAGGTTGCTTTATCAATATCGGCGGCAGCGCTACGATTGACAACACCACGGGCACGCTGTTCTCAGCCGGGGACTTCTCCAGCTCAAAGGCGGTTGTTTCTGGTGATTCCATCGCAGTTTCGTACACAGCCACACTGACCTAAGCATGGCCGTCGGATGGGGCGTAGGCACTTGGGGTTCTAACGCATGGGGCGGGGGAGAGACGTTCCCCGACAGCGTTACGGAATCGGCCACCCTATCCGAGAGTCAGGCTGCGGCGCAGACGTTTGCAGCTTCTGTAGATGAGACCGTAGCGGTAGCGGAAGCCCAGAACGCAGGAGCTACCTTCCCAGTCTCGGTAGTCGAGTCTTTAGCAGCTAAAGGTGCGTGGGGCGTTGGAGCTTGGGGTGGCGATGCTTGGGGTGGCGATAACACCATCACGGACACGCAGACGGTGGAGTTGACGATTAACGTCGGGGTAACGGAGACCGCTGCAATTGACGCGGCTCAAGCGGCGCTGACAGACTACACGGCCCTTGTTGTAGATACTTCGGCCCTAACCGAAGTCCAGACGGTTGACGCCACGTTTGCCCTTGCGGTATCTGAGACGGCAGCTATTACAGACGCACAGGCGGTGGACGCTACGTTTGCAGTCTCTGTAGATGAGTCCGCTGGGATTACTGCGGTAGAAATTGTTGGTACGTTTTTCAACGAGACGGTTAGCGAGACCGCTGCAATTGACGCCCAAGAGCAAGCGGCCACAGCGTACAACAGCTTGCTTGTTTCGGAATCCGCAGCGATTGCAGCGACCCAAGAAGCAGCCGTTGCGTTTGTTGCGTCTATCAATGAATTAGCCGCCTTGACCGCGCAGGAGTTTGCGGTCACAGCGTACAACGTAAGTCGGGCAGAGTCGGTCATAATCACCGATACGCAGACTGGGCGCTTATTTTGGGAGCCAGTTGATGACATTCAGAACGCCAACTGGCAAAATACCACCAACACGCAGTCAACATCATGGGTTGACGTTGTGACTCAGGAGCCGTAAATGACGACAGCATACTCAACACTACTTGGACTGGCACTGCCGGTACAGGGCGAACTCTCAGGCACTTGGGGCGATACCGTCAACAAGGGCAACACGGACTACGTGGATATTGCTGTTGCTGGCACGCTCGTTCTGAACGGCGACGGCGCAATTACCTTGGCCAACACCAACGGGGATGCGGCGGCTACCAATATCAGCGGCACTACAGCGCAGTATGCGATTTTGCGCATCACGGGTACCCTGACTACCACCAAGGTCGTTACCGCCCCGTCGTCCAGCAAGACCTACACGATCATCAACGACGCTACGGGCGGCTCGGTTACGGTTAAGGCGGCGGGTCAGACGGGCGTTACGGTTCCGGTAGGTGACAAGGCGTATGTAGCGTTCAACGGCACGGACTACGTGCAGGTAGCAACTAGTGCGGTAAGCGCAGGCGGCGTTACGTACACCTTAAAAACGACTAACTACACCGCGCTC